ATTTATTATATTAAAGTTTTCCAAGGAAATGCTCAAAAGCTTTGAGCGTTCTCTCTTCTAACTGATAACGCGATGCGTCATCGATATAACGTTGGTATTTAGCAACTTCGCGCTCCTTTAGGAGACCGTTGTCCCACACCCATTCTTTACCTTCCATGATTCCATTTACGAAAGCATCTGGAGCGGATGGATCTGATACAATATCTGCAGCAGTTGTAAGCATGAAGTCATCTGCAACAACGCTGCAGTCTTCACTCTTCTGAATGCTCCCCATACCACGAGAGGAAACACCTAACTGAACTCCTTCGCCAAGTAAGTTCTTAGCGATGTTACCCATTGGGGTATCTAGGATTTGTGCCTTACCAATAAAATTATTACCCTCTGCTTTGAGAGAAACAATTCTATGTGACACTCTATCAAGATTGATAGTAGGACCGTCTGGATGACCAAGTTCTCCAAGAGCACGTTTTGATTTTACATACTCTTCATTGTATCTCTCAACCTCACGGTTAAGGACACCAAAAGGATACATACGACCATTGCGGTTCTTTAGTTCTGATTGTAGAAATACTCCTTCAATGTAAAGAAGTTTCTTACCGTCACGCTCCTCAGTAAGGAGTTTAACGTCTTCAATCTGTTCCGTTATCAGTTTCATTTGTTTCTGTCTCGGTTGGTTCATCAAAGAATGTATTAGCAACCACTTTTTTGTAATCTGCCATGGAATCAGATGCCTTGGCAAATAACATATCTTTGATTGCATCAATTGCTTGAGCTCTATCGTTATTCGCAATTTGATTAACGATGTCCAATTCCCCCTGATGTGGATTAACTTCAGTTCGTTCTGCCATAATATTAGATCAATATATCTTATTTAGTAGATGCGGAAGGTGAAGGCAATTTCTTCGCCTTATCTACTTCCCTTTCTGCTGCTGAATCTGCAGCAAATTCTTGTCTTGCTGCAGCATCATCTGCTTGAATTTCTCCAATTTCAGGAGCAAGTGCAGCATTCTGTTGCGTCATTGTATCTAACATATTTGCTTCTGCTGGATCAATAGCAAGACCAGAAGCAATATCTCCTTTCATTTGCTTATCAATTTCACGCATATCCTTGTTAGTTTGTCCGAGAATTTCTTTACGAACATACTCTGTTGAGAAATATTTTCCAACAAAAGGATCCATTTGTGCAACAGTCATCATTCTTTGATTCATCATTTCAATGTTTTTTAATTCATTAAAATGATTATCAAACAAGAAGTCATACTGGACATGCTCCTTCATGTCATCCCAATCTTCAAGAGCAATTACTCCCTTGAGGATGAGCTGCGTTTTAAGCATATCTTGGAACATCTCACTGAATCTCTTACGGAGACGACCAATGAACTTCGTGAACTTAAGTTCGTCACGGAGGACTTCAGTGGTTTTACCAAGGTTAAATCCTTTGTTGTCGTCTGTGAGACGGGATGGAGGAAGATTGAGGCTGTTATAAAGCTTCTTCCTAAAGTACTCAACATCCTTGAGTTCTCCTAGATTCTGTCCACCTGGCAGGGTGGTGATCTCAGTTCCACGTCCACCCTCTCTACGAGGTAACCAGAAATCCTCTAGCATACTCATGTGCTTTTTGTCGTCACGCATCTCACCAGTGTTTGCGTCATACACTAGCTTGTTACGATAGCGACTCATAACATCACGAAGATATTGCTCCGCTTTTACCTTGGGTAGATTACCTACATCAATGTAGAATATTCTACGTTCAGGAGCACGGGACAATCTGTAAATAACAATTGAATCTTCAATCATTCTTAGTTGATTGAGTGTCTTAATTGCCTTGTGTAGGAAACCAAGAGTCATTCTCTTGTTTAAATCTTGTAGTCCAGATGGGCAGAACGTGATAGAATCAGTTGCCATCTTGATACCTTGTGACAATGACATGTCACCAACAGGTCCTAAAACACCACCTTTATAGAATCCTTTTGGGTTATAAAGATAATAGTCAACAAATGTTCCATACTCATACTCAAGTGCTGTACCCTTGATTGCTTCCCGAGCTAGAGAATCTTTTGGTTTTTGATCAATTTTTTGTCGGACCTTCTTGATCTTCATTGGATCAATGTACCGAAGTTCCGTAATACCTTTCTTTGGATTATCTAAGTCGATAACCTTGTGATAATATAAACGTCCGTCAATATACCATGAACGGACGATCTCGTGTGCTCTATTATCAAAGTTCAACATCTTTAAGACGTGATCAAACTCATCTCTGATCTTTTTCTTGATACTCATTCCAGCATCTAGATTATCTAGATTAACTTCTACTGGAGCATCGTAAGCGTCACTTACAATAAATTCGTTAACAACTTCATCGACTGCACTATCAACCTCAGGATGTAGTGCCATGTCACGATAACGACGGATCATCTCAAACTCATTACGAGCTTGATTGTCCGTGTCCACATATGTTCCATAATATCCGCCTGCTGCTACGGCAATTGCCTCATCAGCATTAGGAGGGACAGGGGACTGACCCTTCTGACCCTCCTTGCGATTAATTTGGAAGCCAAATAACTGACTCATGATTACCTATTCAAATAAGTATGCTTCCAACTATTTATCAGGTTAAGAATTCCCTAGTTTCCTAAAGCAGCTGCACCAGCTGGTGTGCCACCAGAAGTCTTCCAGTAAGACATTTGGAATTCAACTGTAAACTCTTCAATCTGGTCATTGCTATCATAAGCAAGATCGATAGAAGATACAGAAGTTGGGAATGCATGTACTAACTCGTAAGATCTAATAATAGATCCACCAGCGTCTGATGCATTTTTCTCTAGTTGGTGTACCTTAATGGTTGCCATGTAACCTGATTCACCAAATTCAGGAAGGAATCTAGGAGCAGTGTTTTCCTCATGAGTGTTAATAAACTGAGACCACTCTTCAAAGAAACTACGGACTTTAAAGTCCTTGTCATTAAAGAATGTTGCGCTCCAGTTATCGAATGTACGGTCTCCCGCAATCTTGACAGTTCTACCTCTAAAGGGAACTTCAATAACACCTAGGTTGGAACCAGGTAGGTTAGTTGACTTACAAAGTAAGTTTGTAAGTTTGATGTCATCGTTAGCAACTTGATAGTTGTCTGGGAATTGGATTTCCACCTCAAACATATTGGGCTTAACGCCCTGTTTAATTTTACCTAGAAATCCGTCGATGCTTGATGGAAGTGGCATTGTTTTTACCTCGTTACGTTTATCTGATTATTAATTATTTACCAATAACTTCACTGAATGAAACTCCAGTTCTTGTAGCAGTTAGTGTAACTGTTACATAATTGATGGAGCGAGTGGGTTGTAGATAAAGTTCAGCAACGAACTCGTTAGCATCAATAACTGAAGGTGTGTTATTGCTCTCGTCACAAACGACGAAGAAATCGGTCAAACCTCTGTCTGCTTTGATCTGGGCAAGGAACCCATTCATAGAAGAAGCGAAACCACCACGGGTGAGTGTATCGTTTTGTTCAAATAGAACTCCTTGAGCAGCAGTTTTAGCTCTCTTCTCAATGTTAAGGAACAAACGACGAACGTTAATTCTGTCGAATGCAGATGGAGAAGCGAGTGCTGTCTTATCACCAAAGAGAACAGGACCAGCACCAGCAAGAGAAACGATAGGGTTGATTCTAGAAGTATAGAGATCATCTCTATCTGCAGAACCAGGATTGTATGCAAGTTTAACTACGTTACGTAAAGCACCTTTATTAACACCTGCGGGTGAATACCAGTCAGCAAGTGAAAGTGTAGTTCTTACACATAGACCAGCAACGTCTCCGTTACATGCAACATAGCGATACTTATCGTTGAAACGATCATAGGTATACTTGATACCACTATCGAATACTGCATAAGAAGTAGAAGGTAAACCATCGAAGAATGCGACAGTGTTATCTCTTTGTGTTGCAGGAGTCAATGCTGCGTTTCCAGAAGTAGCAACTTGGTTACCAACATAAGGAGAAACGAATGCAAGACAATCAGCTCTAGAACTTGCAAGTGAAACAACAGCAGCATACTTACCAAGGGTTGCTGCCTTAGCATCAGCAAAACCACCTTCACCTGTTGCCCAAGTAATAGAACCACCACCTAGAACAAAATCAACTTCTGCATCTTCTGTATCTCCAAAGAGATTATATGCAGCAGAAATTTCACCAACTGTATATGTGTAGTCATCACTACCACCAGTTAGTCCATACTCTCTAACAGTAGAAAGAGCTAGTGTTATAGGAGAAGCAGCAGTTGCACTGTATGAAGCAGCAGTACCGCCCCAAGCACCAGTACCATAAGCAGCAACATCAGCACCGCTTAGTGTTGCACCACTGAAAACTTTATTAGAAAATTCGTTAATAGAATCCTTATAGAAATTAGAAGCACCTTCAGAAGTTTTTGCATCAGATACTTTAGAAAGATATGTCAATCTTTCTACAATTGTGTTTGTGCTCTCGTCTAAAACAGCAACGTGAATTTCATCATACTTGAGATGACGTTCAGATGCCCAGACAGAAGTGCCAGGACGTGGAGCAATTGCAGATAGTTTTAAACCTGTTTCTGCAATGTCAGTATTGTTATACCAACCTTTTACTGCAGTTACAGTTATATCTGCACTTGCTGCAGCAGCACCAGTGATGACATCATTTACAGCAATGAGTGTTCCAGGACTATCTAGAACAACTGCAACTGTTAGACCATCAGCAGAGATAGAATAAACTTTACCTGTTTTACCACCAACATTGATTGCAGCACCAACTGCTGGAGCAGAGTTATGAACAACATCTAGTGTAAGAATTTGATCTGCACCACGGTCTACGATAATAACCTTGAGGTTGTTACCATCAGCACCTGCTGCACGTGCTGCGAATTTTTCACTGGAACCTACTCCAGCATCGAAATCTGCTTTTGCTTTGATTAGAACACCTGTTCCTGAAGCAGTCGCATTGTCAACAGCAGATTCTGCACGAACCACTGCTAGACGACCACCATAGTTTAGGAATTCTGCAGCGACTAGCCAATCTGCTGCGTTTTCTTCTGCTGGAGAACCGAATGTGTCGATTAGTTCTCTTTCAGAATTAATTTGTGTAATTGTGCCTACTGGGCCAGTTCTAAAACTGGAAGCAAATGCTGCTGTAATAGATGATGCACCTACTACTACTGCATTTGATAAATCACGTTCTCTAATAATAACACCAGGCGAGACTTGACTTGCCATGTTTTTCTCCTCGGATACTCCAAAATGATCTAAATCTATTTAGATTTTTTAGCTCTTCAGAGGTGGTGAACTATGCATGAACTACCAATCAGGATAACCCCAGTCAGTAAATGGATCTCTCTTTTTTCTAGATGCCATAACTCTTTTGATGGTACAGTCCTTACACTCATATGCATATGCAGAAGGATGACCCTTTTTAGTTTTACGAGTCATGTAAAAATCTTCTATTAAATTTTTAGTTTTACCACAATACTTACATTTTCTTTCTTTAAAAAGAAGATGTTCTAGGGAAAACTGCTCCCCAATATCCATTAGTAGTTCCACATATATCCAACTTCTTCTTGCTTGTCTCCGTAGGACCACATATCGCCGTCTGCATCAATGAAGGTATCATCACCCATACCATCATCAACAAAACCAAAAGGAGCCATATCCTGTTCAATTTGATTTCTTTGTTCGTCATAGATTCTCCTCCTAATATCTTGGTCGGTCATCTCTTTGAAATATTCTTGCATGACTAACCATGCAAACAATACCATACACATTACTAAGTCATCATGATATCCCTCGTCTGCTTCCCATGCTTGTTTCTTTTGAACAAACGTAGTAAGTTCTTGGAAAATATTAAAGTCATTGAATAATAATTTATCTTCTTCAATGATTGCTTTAAGATTAGAGCAACCAATTTTCTTTACGGTTACGCTCATCTTAACACCTAATTGTGTTTTTGTTCCTGAGAATCCTTGCCCCACGACTTGACCTGCTCTACCTCTCATAGCACACATGAGTACGTTAGGATACTCAAGGTCATAGTTTAATGTTGCTGCTATACTATCTCCTATATCATTTACTTCAACAAGTATATATGGATTATTATATTCTTTCGCTACCTGGAAGATTACTGAGGGAAACAGTACAGGTTTAATCTCATTATTTCTGTACTTTGCAACGATCTGATACGGGACACTGGTGATATCAAACACGACGAAAGCACTATAGTCGCCACCAATTCCTCTGGCAACGTCCACAGTAATAATATATTCGTGATCTTTTTCTGCTCTCTTATAAATGTCAAGTCCTGCATTACTAGCTATGGGGTCATGGAATGGAATGTTCTGGAGTTTTGCTGGACTGATTAAAGTGTCAGCAGAACCAAGGAAGTCACATTCAAATTCCTGTGCAAATTGTCTTGGAGATGTGTTCTTTAATGTTTCTTCTTTCCACTTAGCATCTCTACCTGGTACTTGTGACCAATGTACTTCATTAGTAGTATAACCATTCTTACCTCTCTTAGCATCTTCCCACGTCTTATAGAAGTGGTTCATACCATTAGGTGTAGATATGATTATTACTTTCGTTGATTTACCAGAAGTAATAGTAGGATAAACCGAGGCAAAGAATTGCTCTGCGACGTGGTTAGGGACGAATGCAAACTCGTCAAGGAATAGAATGTTGAAGGACATACCTCTAACTGCACTAGCAGATGTAGAAGCAGCCAAGATTTTAGATCCGTTTTCGAGTTCGACATTTCCTTTATTCCATACTAAAATTCCATGTTGCATCCACTTAGGCAAATTCTCGTATGCTAGTTGGAGCCTTCCAAGTAATTCCCTAGCAGTGGATGCTTTGTTTGCTAGGATACCGATATTAACACTATCATTGAAAATAGCATAGTGTAAAAGGTAAGCCACAACAGTTGTACTCTTACCTGTCTGCCTAGGGAGTTTTGCAATGTTAAACCTATTGTTATGAAAATCCATCATGATTTCCTTTTGGAAATCGTACATGGTGAAAGGTACAAGACCCTCATCAAGAGAAATGATTTTTATATAATTCAATGCAAAATAGAGTGGATCCTGTTTACACTTGATCCACTCTTCTACTTGCTTCTTTGTAAATTGTATTGGGGTTCCCGCTTTTTTTAGGTTGGGGTTACCCAAATATACATCATTACTAGACATTAATCTTTATCATACTCATGTGTTGGTATAAGCCAGTCAGCGTATACACGCCTACCTGTTTCACCATGTGAATCTATGTAGGTTTGATCGTTACTCTGCCAGTGTCCCAAACGAACGCCTAATCTCACGTAACTCCTCAAAATCTTTCTGTTTAGTGCCGCCATCATATGCCCAAGCATAACCCTCCGTAATCATTTGTTCATTTAATGAAATAGTATCTTCGCCAACATAGAGCCAACCAAGAAGCCTACCATACTTCCCCATGCCACCCACAAGTTCTGTTCTAATAGTGAGTTCTTCATCTCCATTAATAGTATCCTCCAAGTGTTTCTTCATCCAATCAGTAGCATCTAATCCCAATGCCTTCTCCTCAAGATCTCTTGTTCTCTTCTCTGGCGTATCAACTCCTGCAATTCTAACTCTTTCTTTCTTGAATAAGTCAAACCCAAGATCAATGGTGACATCAATAGTATCGCCGTCAAGAACACGGTTAATCTCTGTCACTCGGAAGTTGTAGCAGCTCTTTCTGCTTGGTGGTATCATCGCTCCCATT